GCAGTAATCAGCCCAGCATAACGAGGCATGAGTGCAAGATCAGAAGCCTTTAGTAAAGTTAGGTCTGCAACCGCCTTTGTAGTTACCTCAGACTTGCAAACGTGAGCAGCCTTCATCTGAATATCAGTAAAGAACTGAATTAGATGCTGCTTCTGATAGTTGGTGAAGTGAAGATTTGCAGGATCGTCACCAGCCCAGACGTAAACGTCATAAGCAAGGATACCAACAGGAGCAGAGATAAAGGCCTTTACAATGTCCTTGGCCTGATCTGCATTAGCAGGCGCTGCAGCCGAAGGAGCCCAGCCTGAAGCAACAATAGCAGTAGCAAATTCTTGAAGAGTTACTGCATCTGCATCAGTTACGAAAGCGCCAGTGCGAATATCGATTACGCGGGCAGCAACGTCATTTGCAGTATACTCAAGAATTGTATCAGTAAGAAGATTTGCATTAAGAGCGCGACGGAGTAGACCTGAAGGAACAACTCTACCAGCGCCGTCAAGGCTTACAACCTTACCAGCGGACATAACGAAGTAGTCCTTGCTACGCTCGTTCTGCCATACAACGGGAAGCCAAGCGGCAGGCTTCCACTCGCCATGAGGAACAGAAGCGTTCATCTGGACGACGTTGTTAGGTGTTAAGTGATCCATTAGATCAGTGCGGGTCTTGAAACGACTCTGGAAACGACTAATAGCCATATTTATTCTCCTAAAAGATTAAATCTTTTTTATTAAAAATTCTTAGGATTGAATCCGCGTGGTAGGTATTTGGCTTGAGTAGCAAACCATGAGTCAGCTACATCTTCACCATCTTTAATTGAGATGCTTCTATAAGATTCGATTACTTTTCTCTCATAAGCCCCAAGTTTATCATCAAGAGGCTTCATTACAATTACATTTGTATCTTCAGAGACTACCTTTTCTTCTTCTGCATGATTAGAAGGATTTGATACCTTTTTGTCAATAATATTATTGAATACTTTTTCTTTTGTTATTTCAATATCATTTACAATAGCTTTATCACTAATATCAACTGTTTTTAAATATTTATTATTATTTTCAATAAACTTTGATAGTAATTCTTTAAACTGATCAGCAAGGCTATCATATTTAGCTTGTAGCTCATTAAAACGAGTTTCAATACTAGCTTCAACTTCATCAGAAGATTCGCAACTCATGCGAGTTGCCTTCTTATTAACACAAGCCATAATCTTAGACTTAGTAGACTCTGAGTACTTAGATCTACCAATTAAACGCTTAGCAGCAGTTACGTGTGCACAGTCAGGGATTGGGAAAGATCTATCAGGTCCGCAGAAAGAAGACTCAGGTAATGAGTTTCTCTTTTCGGTAGATAGCTCAGCATCTAGCTGAATTGCAGCAGCTTGTAAAGCTAAATCAAGAATTTCCCAATCAACATCTTCATCATCCACGATGTCGCTTTCATCAGCAAATTCGTTTTCAAACTTAGTTTGCTCGTCTTCGCTAATCTCTTCAGTAGCTTCTAGAAGATCATTATCATCACTAGTAATGATCTCCTCTTCTAAATTCTCGTTATCTTTCTTCATTGGAGCTTCCTTTTTAGTAGAGCTTTTTCTGGGGTGTCCAGCTGGTAATAGATCATTGTCAGTAGTGTACTTTGGATTAGAAGGTGCGCCGCTTCTTACAAGCTTTAGAAAAGCGTTAACTCTAGCAACTCCCCAACCAGATCTAGACATACCCGGTCTATGAGTAGCAGAGAAAGCTCCTGCGCCTCTACGATATACAGCCTTTAGCATACCTAGAGTTACTCTCTTTCCTTTATCTTTACCATATTTTTCATTATGAGAAGAAACTTTTTCTTTTAGTGAATTCAAAACTGATCCAACTTCAATTTTGCCAGAAGCCTTTGAAGCAGAACCCTCCGCGTTTACCTTTGAACCTTTGATTCTCTCTGAAGGTTTAGCAGGAGTTTTAGCTCCCTTACCAGCAGGAGAAGAACGTTCTGCATCTAGATCAAAGTCCCCGATAGCTGAGTCTCTATTTGCAGCGCTAATTCTAACAGCCCAATCAATACCGCTAGTACCACCCCAACCAAGCCAAGCTACATATCCGCGATCTTTCCAAGGCTCACTCTTGTACTCAGGAGCCACTGCAGCATTGCTTCTATGACGATTAAAGGCAGCCATTCTTCTTACAGTAGAAAGTCCAATCTCAGACTTAGAAGCTAACTGCCTTGCTCTTGCCCAGCCTACAGGAGTCATTCCTCTAACATCTGAACCATACTTCTCTTTCCAATCAAGAACTTTCTGAGCATTACCCTTGGCTCCAGAAGGAACCTTAAAAGTCTTTTCATCAGTAAAGAATTCTTCAAGAGCTGTAATTGAATCTTCTTCTTCTGATTCTTTGCCACGCTTCATAGACTCATGGTCAGGGAACATTACCTTTATGGTCATTGTCTCTGAGCCATCTCTCTGAAGAACATAGGTTTCTCCACTTTCATGGAGCTCCATCATTTGTTCAGAAGAGAGGGACATATCATGGTCATACTTCTTTACTTCTTTTTTGGCGCCTTTTTCTTTTTCTTGGGTGGGACCATCGGTGCATTCTTGGTTTGCTTGTAAGCCATTTTCATCTCCTAAGTTGTAAAGTGAATCGGTTAAAATAATTTCTTGTAAATTGTCATGCTTAAAGTTTTGAGATCCATCCAAAGAATCAGTAATCTCCATTGCCAGTACTTTAGAGAGATCGTCAGCAGGTGTATTGACAATGCTACCCTCAAGAACAATGAAATCTCCTGTGATAAATACACATGTCTCCCCGTCATATTGCTCGCCATGTCTATGCTCACAAATACCGTCTGTAGCCCAGTCGCTTTCGCAGATAGAGCAAACGTGACGATTAGTAGTACTACCAGCACTAAAAGTAAGATAGCGGCCATCAAGAAACTTTTTAATAGCGTCTTCATCGGTAATATTTGCTTGCACTCTCATGCGACCTAAACCAGGCCACTTTTTATTATTTAGTAGATCATTCTTCTTTAATGATTGATAAATCCTCTTAGGGTTATCTTCGATAAAAGCATTTCTAAAATCTGCATAAGAATCTTGACTACTGAAGAAGCTATCAAGACCGTCAACAGTTTCTTGCCATTCGCCAGATACAAAACGACCTACTGGCTCGCTATGTTGATCATGATTTTTTAAGATTGGCTTCGGGTACGGAGAGGTCAAAGATTCGATCCCTCTCTGTTGTCCACGAGTAGAATAAACTCTATTATTGATCCTTTTCCCAGAATGAGAAAGGTCATAAGTAACAAGTAAGCCTTTTCCTTGAGTATAGGCTCTCGTTAATAGAGAGTCTGTAAGGATTATCTTCTCGCTCTTATCTAGAGTTAGAATTCGTTCGTCTGGATTAATTTGAATATAATCATTATATTTAATGATCTTTGACATGAATTAGCCCCTTTTATATTTAAAATAAAATATTTATTTATTTAAATCAAGATACTTTAAAATATCAAGAATATTTTTTCCTGATTCAATTTCTTTAAACATTCTTTCAATATCTTGATTATACTTAGGAGCTCCTCTTACCCCAGATTGATTCTCTGGTCTAGATCTATTATTCGATAGATTCTTAGCTCCTTGAGGTTCTCCTGGTTTTGCTCCTCTAGTTTCTCTAGATACTTGAGATGCTGCCTTCTCTTCTTTAGCTACGCCTTTCTTAGTAATGCTAGAAGTAGGAGACTCAGCTAAAGCTTGAGAGCTAGCAGTGAAGGCTCCCATAGTTTTGAGTAACGCTAAAGGTTCTTGATAGAGCCTGAAGTAAGTTAAGTCTCTATCAGATTCTTCTACTGGCTGCTCTCCTAAACGCTTGCGTGCTTCTTTCTCTCCAATGAGATTGTTAAGCCATAGCTGGATAGTCTGGTTTTCATCCTTAGCGCGCTCTTCTTTATCTACTGTTCCAAAACGTACATAAACCATCCTCTCGCAATTAGTAAGTACATCGTCATATCCACCTTCGAGAAGCAGCTCATTAATTACATAAGTTTCAATGAAAGTCTTTACGTTCTTTTGCAATGCTTCAACATCTTGAGTGGCTATCTTAGATAGAGTATTCGCTGTGCTTCTATTAGCCATATCTCCTTCGCCCATATCTATAGGAGATACACCAAGCCCTGCATAAACTCTCTTCTTGAAATAATCTAAATACTCTCTGATATCCAATGCCTTTCCTTGGGCTCCTACCACTTCTATATTATGTCTATGGTCTGATACAAAGACGCCACCCGAAGGCATATACTCAATAGTTTGCTTAACAAGATCAGACTCTTTCATGCCATCAGGGCTATACCTTTCTGGCATGTTGTCGTTTCCTACCTTGTAATGGAATAAAGGATGCAAGTTGCTATCAATCATATTCTCGATTGATTCTTCCATCCTTCTAAGCAAAGCAAGATCTTCTAATACTGGAAGTACTTCTGGGGTCCCCATAGTGAACCCAGGCTTTCTGTTAGTATAGAAGTGAATAATGTCTTCAGGAGAAAACTCTTTCCACTCCCCGGTATTTGGTTGCTCCTGCATTACCTTCTTGATCTCTCCGTTCCTTTTAATCTTAAACCAAAGATTCTCAAAAGGAAGTATGTAATAACCTGCTACTGGATCAAGAGGACGCCCATCTAATTCTCTTGTCTTACCCGTAGAAGCATCTTTGCTACGAACCTTAACCCAGGCACAGTTAGAATATCTAATAAGATCATGAGCAAGATCAGACATTAATAAATCAAATGGTTGGCCTGATACTAACTCAATCTCTTTTATTCTACGCTTAATATAGTCAACAGTTTCCCTGTCATTGCCTACGAATTCCCAGCCAGCTAAAACAAAGCGCTGAACTTTCTTTTGAATAGCTTTAAATAAGAAAGCATCGGTATCTTGAGCAATTTGGATTTCAGTAAGATCATATTCAGGTTTAAACCAATTACCTCTATGTCTATCAGCATAAGGCATTGCCCTAGCATTTACTTTCTTTACTCGTACGCCCGAGATCTTCTCTGAGCTTATGGCTTTATTTCTATCGTAAAGAGTTATCTCTCTACTATCTGACAAAGCTTTGAGTGCTTGCTCAACTATTAATGCCTTCATTCTTGTTCTCCAAGCTCTTTTAATAGAATCTTTCCTATACTTTTTCCAAGCGTATTTAACCCAATTCTTTCATAATCTAAAGCATTATCTTTTGGCAATTTACTTAAAGCTAATTTTATATTATTCTCTCCAGGAGTTTCACTACCAAAAGAAACTGCACCTACTACTGTAAAATCCTTTGTTCCGTTTGTTCCAAAGATACACATTGAGTACCACATATCTCCTCGATCTCCAGCATATCCTGACTTATAATAATAACTCCAACCATTTAAATTAAAAGTTTCCTTTAAAGAAGAGACAAATTGATCTCCTCTTGCACCTTTTGGATATTTAGACATTTTATTTTTAATTAAATCTACACA